CTGTGTCGTTTAGATCCTTTGAGTCGAGTTTGTATTGCTTTCTATTGAAAAAGGCTTCTTTTAGTGCTATAAAGAACAATTCTTCATTCTCAAGTATACTATTGATTTGGTTTAAAATAGCCTTATCAATTTCATCTGTTTTTATTGCATCATTTTGACAAGTTTTAGCTGAAACGTTGGAACTGCATAATATATGAGATGAGCTGTTAAGCTTTGTATTATTTCCTTTGTATCTGAAGTTCTTGTTACAATGTGAACAATGGAACATTCCAGAATAAAAAGTAGTAGAAGTGTATTTTTTATTGTCGATTTTTCCAGTTGAGTTATGATACTTCTTTATTCTATTAATTCTGATTTCTTGAGCTAGCAAGAATTGTTCTTTAGTTATGATTGCATCGTGATTATTTTCTACTACATATTTAGGAAGTTTTCCATCATTTCTAACTTTATTTTTTGATTTAAAACTTGGTCGATAAGTTTTCTGCATCGTTAATGTTCCTGTGTATATATCGTTTTTAAGAATATAGTTTATTGTACTTTTCTGCCAGACTGTTTTGCCAGTATTTGTTTTTAAGTTATTTGTTGTTAACCAATTTATTATATCTGGTGATGTGATTCCTTTAATATACATTTCATAAATCTTTCTAACACCAACTGCCTGTTCTTCATCAATAATAAATTTTCCTTGCTCATCATTGGAATAACCGTATACTTTAGATCCTAATAATTTCACGTTTCCATTTTTGAATCTGTTTCGCACACTCCATTTAACATTTTCACTTACATTCTTTGCTTCTTCTTGAGCGATTCCTGATAGTACAGAAATTACAAACTCAATTTTGGGATCCAACGAGGATATATTTTCATTCTCAAAGAACACTTCGGTTCCATAACTTTTTAACTTTCTTAAAATATCAATACTGTCAATTGTGTTTCTCGAAAACCTTGATATCGATTTAGTAATAACCATATCAATATGTCCGGCTTTGGCAACTTCAATCATTTTGTTAAAATCATCTCTATATTTAGTATTCGTTCCACTTTTCCCTTCATCTGCATAAACACCTGCAAAATCCCATTCAACATTATTTAATATCATATCTGAGTATGTTCTTATCTGAGTATCAAAACTTTCAATTGCTACATCTTTGATGGTTGACACTCTAGCATAAGCACATACTCTTTTTCTTTTGAATGTCATTTCTACTTTATCGTAGTTTATTATCTCATGGACTTCCATTAAATACCTCCTTCGACAGTATATTTTAGAGTCATATTTGTTTTTGAAGATGTGAATGTATCGTTAAGAATTATTGATTTTTCAGCTGCTATATCTCTTAGATTGAACTTTATTTCAGTTGAGCTGATTTGAATAATTTCAAAAAATAGTGAATCAACAAGTTCATATGTTAAGTCTTCTTTGTCAATGAGAAACTCATGTAAAGAATCTAATTTACTTTTATCTCTATAACCTTTAGTTAGGTTTTCCTGAAGATGAGTGATTTCAATATTGATAATATCAATTTGCTCTTTCTTATTAAAATATAGTTGTTCATAATGCCTTGAGTCTTGAGCATCTTTAACTTGAAGATTCAGAATATTTTTAAGTTCTTTTTCAAGTATTTTTATATCTGCTCTTTTCTTAACTATTGTTTCAAATACAGGAACTTCTGATATGTGTTTTTGTAATCCTACAATAGTATGTTCAAGAAGTTGATTTTCATTTAAATCCAATTTCTTAATTATCAGTTTTGTCAATTCCGTTAAAGTATCATTGTCAATTGCCTTCATATTACATTGAACATTGCTTTTATATTTATTTTTACATGTAAGGACAACTCTTTTACTTGGCCTATTGTAATTGTAGTAATGTCGATTTAGTGTTCTTCCACACTCGCTACAAGTAACCTGACCTGTAAAAGGATAAGTCTTTTTGTAAGTAGAACCACCCTTTTTTGCCCTATCCTTTTTATAGAGTTGTACAACCTCGAACATTTCTCTAGGAATTATTGGTTCGTGATTATTCATTACGTAATATTGTGGTGCATGGCCATTGTTCCTAATTGATTTATGAGTTAAATAATCAACAACAACCCTTTTCTGCAGTAATGCATCTCCACAATATTTTTCATTAGTAATGATTCCGTTGATGGAAGCAGAAGTCCATTTTACTTCTCCTCGTCCATTTACAAACTGAAATTCAGTAAGTATTTTAGCGATAGAGTTTGCCGATTCACCGCTCATATACATATTAAATATCTTCTTTACAGTTTTTGCTTGTTTTTTATTTATGATAATTTTTTTATTCTCATCTTTATCATATCCTAAGAACCTTGTTGTATTTATTGTAACCTTACCTTCTTTGAACCTTTTCCTATAACCCCATTTAACATTTTCACTAATATTCCTAGCTTCCTCTTGAGCTATTGAAGAAAAGATTGTAAGCATGAAGTCGACTTTTGTATCAGATGAATAAAGGTTTTCTTTCTCAAAGTAGACTTCAACTCCAATTTCACGGAACTTCTGGATAACTTGAAGACTGTCTACTGTGTTTCTTGAAAATCTAGAAATTGATTTTGTTAATACTAAATCAATTAATCCATTCTCTGCGTCTCTGATAAGCCTCATAAAATTTGGTCTTTTTTTCATACTGGTTCCTGAGATTCCCTCATCAGCATACATTCCAACAAATGTCCATTCTGGATTTTCTTTAATTCTTTGTGTGTATTCATCAATTTGAACATTATAGCTATTCAATTGATCTTCAGTATCTGTCGATACCCTTGCATAAGCACATACTCTTTTCTTTACAAAATCTTCTGAAGTAAAATCGGATGTTAACTTTACAGTTGGTTCAATTACTATTACTCTTTTTTCTTCCATAATACCCTCCTTTTTCATTACATTAATCACTCAAGAAGCAATTAATAGCAAGTTAATATAAATTCATTGTTTATTCATCGCTGTACTGGGATATTATGTTTTTCCATTAAATCAAGTAATGAATTGTACCATTCGCTAAATGATATTTTTCTCTCTTTAAATAATATATCCAAATAATACTTTTTAATTCGATATGAACACTCGTTTTTAATTTCCATAATTGCCTTTCTGAACATGAAAAAAGGAATTGCATTTGCAATTCCTAAGATTGGGGATGGATTAGTGTTCACCTATGATGATTATCTAACCTACCGATGTAAGTATACCAAACAATTAATTTTGGCGCTACCTGCACGGAGCTTATATTTAAAAAAAGTTTACGATATTTATTTCTTTTTCAAGCGCTGACATTAAAACACCTTTAAAAGCTATGTTTTCAGCTTGCGCCTTATTGAAGTAAAATGGCTCATCGTTAATATAGAAATGGCCACCTCCATAATGATTGTAATGGATTTTTGATATGTATGGTTTATTGTAATATTCAAGAAGCATTACTCTACCCTTTTGATAAGTTGTAGTTTTCCAAAAGAATAGTTTTGATAATTCATCTTCAGTTACACAGATTACATCATCCAATACAGTAGATATACTGACAGGCATAACTTCTTTAAGTGTGCCTTCTATCCTTTCGTACGATCGAAATGATAGAGAGTTATCATTTCGGAGAGAGAAGGGGTTTCCAACAATAACATCAATCGAAGTATTATAAAATCCAGATAGAGTAATTAAGTCGCGAATTCCAATCTCTCTAGCGCCAACTTCGTAGTTTAAATATCCTTGTCTAGACTTTCCAATAATCTTTGCAACATTGGTTGTTGAAAGATTATGTTTAAGTCTTAATCGTTTTAAGCTTTCACTAATAAATAATTTATTTAAATCTTCTTCTGACTTTTCGGGTTCCATAGATTATCCTCGCTTAAATTTTTTGTAAATCTCATACGCTAATTATAAGACAACAAATGTTGTTATGTCAAATATTATTGTAAACATTTACTCAATATATGTCAAAATATGATATTATATACTGTTTGAACAACTCTTTTTGTTGTTGTTAACGAAACGTCATTGTAGATTATTTTCAGATAGTATTTTATATTATATAATCTAAGATACCATCTAAAAATACATCAAGGGAGGAACATTATTGCAACTTAAAGAACAAAATAAAAAGGCTAAGAAAAAGCAAAATAAAAAGACATCACTTCCAAGGTTTTATTTGATGGAAAGAAGAACTGAGTTAGGGTATTCTGTTGAGATGGCATCAAGAGAGTGTGAAATATCACCTTACTATTATTTCCAATTGGAAAATGGGATGCGTGGCAAAAACCTAACAGTAAGACTTCTTCTAAGATTAATAAAGGCATTGGAAATGGATCCACTTGATTTCTTAACTAGTGAAGCAGATTATATTGATTATTTAAACGAGATTAATAAATAAGGTGAAACATGAATAAAGGCAATTCCCTGAAGACCTACATTAGTGAATACATTGAGTATATTGATTTAAAAGAAAATACTAAAGTAGGATATGAAAGGATTTTATTAGAGTTTGCAACTTATGTGGACAGATTACCTAACCTACCAACTAGGAAAGATGTCATTAATTATCGAGAGAAAATTAAAAGAAGATTAAAAGCTTCATCAGTACAGAAACATATAGTAGTTATTAGAAATTTCTATAGATGGTATTCCATTGAAGGTTATGGACAAAATATAGCTGAAGGTGTAAAAGGAATGAAAATAGAATCTAATTTTAAAAGAGAAGCCCTAACGGTTAATGATTCTATTAAACTACTAAAAAGAGCTGAGGAATTGGCTGAACAAGACATTGTGAAATTAAGAAATTATGCTTTAATTGCATTGCTCATTACTACAGGACTAAGAACTATTGAAGTGGAAAGGGCTGATTTTGATGACATTGTCCAATCTGATGATATAAACATTCTGTATGTTAGAGGTAAAGGAAGAGATGAGAAAGCAGATTATGTGAAGTTGTCTCCTCAAATTTTCAGAATAATTGAAGCATATATGTACGAACGATCTGATAGTTACGAGCCGTTGTTCATTAATCACGATTATAAAAACATAGGAACAAGGATTAAAACACGAACTATTAGAGGAGTAGTAAAAGAATATTTACGGCTGATAGGAATAGATAACCCTAGATATTCAGCACATAGTTTAAGGCATACAACAGCTACCCTTTCATTAGAAGAAGGGGCTACTATTGATGAAACACAACAATTATTAAGGCATAAGGACCCATCTACAACACAAATCTATGTTCATAGAATGAAAAAAAGAAAAGAGAATTATGAAAAAAAGATAAGTGATAGATTGTTTGGAAAAGAATAACTAACAAAACTTACCGGAGGATGAATTATGATTAAAGAATTTGCAAATGCTGATTATGGCGTAGTAAGAACTACTTTAATTGATGAACAACCATACTTTTGCTTAGTTGATGTTGCTAGAATGTTTGGGATCAAGAACGTTCAGAATTGTAGAACGAAGATACCTTCAAGTGATATTGCTACAGTAGAAGTAGGTAATAAAAAAAGTTCTGAGAATAAAATATTTTTTACTGCGAAATACTTAACCACATGCCTCTTCACTTCAAAGAGGGCAGAAGCAGAAATGATTTTTGATTGGTTAAATAGAGTATGTTTACCACAATTATTAAAGTATTATGACTACCAAATTGAAGATTTTAGTGATCCAGACACAATAATAAAGTTCCTAGATGAATATCAGGATTTAAGAGTCAAGAATACAGTGCTAGAGACTTCGATTAAATTGAATGGGCCTAAGATAAAATCTATAGATAAACTTTTAGGTTCCTCAAGCTGTATTGATTTAGATATTATTCATGAAGTACTAAAGTTTCATGGAATAAGAAATATGGAACTATTGAGGATCCTGCGAGCTACTCACATCCTTGATGAGAAAAATCAACCTTATCAGGAATATTGTGATCGAAAGTATTTTAGAGTCATTGAAGCAAAAGTAGTCGCAGGTGGAAGTATAGTAACTTCTAATAGAACATATGTATATAAAAGTGGAATAGCATTTATTGAAAGAATTTTGAAAGACTATGAGGTGAAGCGAAATGTTAAGAACCAGGATAGATGAAACAACTTACACAATCAATGAAGTAATGGAAAAGACTGGATTTACAAGAAGAACAACAATGTCACATATTAAACAACGAAAACTTATTGCTTACAGAATTGGAAATCACTGGAAAGTCAGTGAAATTGAGTTAACAAACTACATTAATACAATAAGGAAACGTAAGAAACACACCTAAGTGTTTCTGCTGTACCGGTAATGCTAGTGACCGGTGCAGTCATACAGTAAATAGCTAAATGGCGCGACCTTATAAAAGTGGGTTGGAATACTTCCCACTGGACGTGCATGTTTTTGAGGACCCAAAGCTGGAGTCACTCATTTATCATTATGGACCCTTCGGTTCGTCTGTATATATCCGTATCTTAACTCTTGTCTATGGTAGCGGATATTACCTAGAATTGACAATCGATGAACTTGCGTTGAAATTACACAAGTTATTTGGACCACATTGGATAAAGGTGGACAAGATCTTGGATATAATTCACGCCTGTGTTGAGCTTCGACTCTTTGAAAGAGCGCTCTTTCTACAGGGTGTAGTTACATCAGTATCTATACAGCGACAGTATATTCTTTCAACTAAAAGAAGGAAGAATATTGATATCGACAAGTATTGGTTGTTAGATTCCGCAACTATGGAACAATTAGGGGTCCTTTTAAACATGCAAAAAAATATAGATAATGTAAACAATAACTCAATTAATGTAAACAATAACTCAATTAATGTTAGCAATAGTACACAAAGTAAAAGGAAAAGTAAAAGAGATAAAAAAGATAAATTAGATAAAAGCATTTATGGGTTCCCCAAAATGCATTTTCTTACTAAGCTTCTTATTGAAAGAAAGTACTTAGAAGAAACACCAGGAGATATTATTAAATATAACAACTTGTTTGGAGAAGTTATTGGAACTTATGGATATGAACAGACCTTAAGTGGAGTAAACTATCTTATTAGTTATGCAAAAAGAGCAAGTATTAAAATTGATGATCCATATAATTTTTTAAAGACTTCATTATTAAACAATATGGATATGCTTAGAAGAAGAGAATAGAGAAAGGATGAGTCTTTTGAAGAATGGTTTGAATCAAGAGTTTTACATGTGGATAGATGATGTTAGAAGAGCTTTTAGAAAAAAAGAAGAATTAGAAATAGAACTTAAGGAGTTTGAGAGAAGACTAAATGGTTATAATGCAGTTAGTTATGATTTGATAGGTGAGAAAAGTTCAAGTACCTGTAAAGAATCAAAATTATTAAGTTTATTGTCGAAAATAGAAGAAATAAATTTGAAGAAATTTCAATATCAGAAACTTATTAAAGAATATTTTTATCTAATAGAGCGTTTAGACAATGATGATATCAGTATAATTCATCCTGATTTATTAAATTATAAAGTTTCACCATATTATAGTATTGAAAGAGTATCCAAAAATAAGAGACGTCTAGTAATTAACAGATTCGCAAGAATTTATTCTCTTTATAAAAACAGTCTATAATATCCTATTTTGTTGTGTTATAATAAAATCATGATTTTACTGCAGTAAAAAAAACTTAGTTTGATAAGGAAGATGATATTGATGAATAAAAATCAGTTTACAAGTGTTGTTAAGCATTTTGGGGAAAATATTCAATACTACAAAAGTAAAAAAAACTCCTATAACGAAGATTCTTGTCGAATTGAGTATATTGATAAGTTGCTTTCTTTTTTTGGTTGGGATGTAAATAATGAACAAAATGTTCAACCACAGTATAGAGAAGTTATTGTTGAAAAATTTGATGAAAACATGAATAGACCGGATTATACTCTTACGTATAGAGGTATTACAAAACTTTTTATAGAAGCAAAAAAACCATCAGTGGATATTTTGAACTCAATAGATTCTATTATGCAGACCAGAAAGTATGGTTGGAATGCTAAACATAAGATTTCAGTTCTCACAAATTTTGAATTTCTTGTGATTTATGATACAAGCTTAGTACCTTTAAATAGTGATGATTTTTCAGTTGGACTTTTTAGAAAGTATCATTTCTCTGAGTATATATCTAAATATGATGAAATACATCAGTTACTCTCAAAACAGTCAATATATGACGGTTCATTTGATCTGCATTTATCAACACTGATTATCGAAAATGAGAGACACTATAAATATGTTGATGATTATTTTTTAGAAAAAATGAATAAATGGAGAATTAAAATTAGTAATGACTTATATGAAACAAACTCATCAAAATATTCTGATTTAGGATTTCTTAATGATTCTGTACAAAGATTTATTAATAAACTTGTATTCCTGAGGATTTGTGAGGACCGAAACCTTTCTAAATATCATAAATTGAAGGACATATCTCAGATGAATGATAAACTGATAAACAGGTTAAATGAGTTGTTTATGGAAGCGGATTTAAAATATAATTCTGGACTATTTAAGTTGAATGAAATTACATTTGATTTATCAAACTACAATATAATGGAAATTATTGAAGATTTGTATTATCCACAAAGTCCTTATATGTTTAACATTATTGAACCAAACATTCTTGGGAAAATATATGAAATGTTTTTAACGGAAAGTCTGGTTATTGATGGAAATAAAATAGTTTTAGCTAAGAAGAAAGAATGTATAAATAGATCCATAGTAACAACACCAGTAGAAATCGTAAAATTTATGGTTGGAGATTCCTTAGGAAAAATTTTAGAAGGTAGAACTCCGGATGAAATACAAGAAATGAAATTTGGTGATATTGCATGTGGATCAGGAATATTTTTAGAAGAAATTTTTGATTATATTTCCAACTTTTTTATTAATTGGTATCTATTAAATAAACCTGATATATTAGAATATTCAGACAGAGGATTGTATAAATTACCAATTAGTATAAAGAGAGATATCCTGAAAAATTGTATTTTTGGTATTGACATAGATTTACAAGCTGTTGAAGTAACAAAGTTTTCATTGCTAATTAAATTACTAGAAGGTGAAACTAGAGCTACAATAGAAAATGATTTACCAATATTGCCTGTCATTGATCTAAATATCCAATGTGGGAATTCTCTCATAGATGAAGGGCAATTATCCATATTTGAATTTAAACATTCTGATTTATATGAAATTGTACCTTTTAATTGGGAAAACATAGTTATTGATAAACCATTTGATTTAATTATTGGTAATCCGCCATATGTTAAAACAGAAGATATGCATAATTTATTAAACGAAGTTGAATTCAATGTCTACAGGGAATTTTACACATCAGCTTATAAACAGTTTGATAAGTATTTTATTTTTATAGAGAGGGCTATTAAACATTTAAATCAAGATGGATATTTGAGTTTTATAGTTCCTAATAAATTCCAGAAGATTGGATCTGGTTTGAAACTTCGAGAAATACTATCTGAAAACAAGCCATTAATTGAGATTTATGATTTTGGAGATACACAACTATTTAAAGATAAAACAATATATAGTTCAATTCTTACATATAAAAAATCATCCGATGACACTTTTGTATATAAAACAATAACCAATTTGCATGATTTGCTAATAGGAAATTTTGTGTCCGAGACAAGGATGCGAGTTTCGAACTTAAATAATGATTTGTGGAGCTTTAACGCTGATATATATCTTAAAGAGATAAAAGACAAAGTGAAACCTATTACTAATTTCGTTGATATTTTTAATGGAATCCAAACTTCTGCGGAGAGACCTAAACCTATATATTGGTTTACATCTAATGAAATTTACTCATCAGATGAGTCAAATTACTATATTAGAAAGAATGGTAAATCATATAAAATTGAGAAAGAAATAACTAAAGATTATTTTAAACCCGTGACTAAAGTTGAAAAAGGGTTAAATTCATACTCTAAATTAATTACTAACAAAGTAATAATTTTTCCATATAATAAAAGAGGAAAATTAATTAATCATTTTGAATTTCAACAAGATTTTCCTGGTACATTTGAGTATTTGATGGATAATTACGAGAAACTTGTACCAAAACAAGTAAATCCAGAGATAGGTACTAGAGATGTACCAAGAGCAGATAATCAAACATGGTATCAATATGGTAGAACTCAAGGCTTAACAGCTTTTATTGATGTAAGAAAGCTTATTGTTGGTGTTTTAAGTAGAGAACCTATGTACATTATTGATGACGATGATATGCTAATTTCTTCTGGAGGAACTGCAGGGTATTGTGCAATCACTTTAAAAGATGATTGTCCTTATTCTTTAGAATATATTCAAGCATGGTTATCTGCTTCAATTACAGAAAAAATAATAAGAGATTATGGCAGCCCATTTGAAGGAGGGTTTATTTCGAGAGGAACATCTGTTTTAAAAAAGATAAAAATTTATCCATTAGACTTAAATAATAGTGAGGATTATTCAATTCATGAATTTATTGTGTCTAACTCAAATGAAATAAGTCAAATTAATAACCTTTTGTCAATTGAAGATAATAGATTAAAGTGTAAAATTTTAGAGGATAGAAAGTTAAAACTTATAAAGGATATAGATGATACTATAGTTAATATTTATCAGAGAGGACGAACAACATGAAATTGAAATCAGAAATGACTGATAAAAAGTTAAGAGGTGTATATTATACACCTGAGAAATTAGCAAAATATATTGTAGAGAAGCTAGTTGACAAAGATACAACAAATAAAATATTAGAACCTAGTTGCGGAGATGGAGTTTTTATTGAAGCAATATCTGCAAACGAAGAGATATTAGATTACCATATTACCTCAGTTGAAATAGATGAAGATGAAATTAACAAACTGAATAAAAAGTATAACAAAAATCCTAAACACGAGATTATTCATAGTGATTTCTTTAGATTCTATTTTGAAAAAAAAGAACACAAATATGATTTAGTCATAGGTAACCCTCCATACATAAGATATCAGTATCTAGATAACGAACAGAGGGAAGAACTTTCTGAAATATTAAAGCACGAAGGAATGAAGTCCAACAAATTAATAAATGCTTGGGTAGGATTCACAGTAGCTTGTTCAACTATGTTGAAAGAGAATGGAACCTTAATATTTGTTGTCCCTGCTGAGTTGCTGCAAGTAGTATATGCCAAAGATTTAAGAGAATTTTTATTAAAGAAATTTAACGATATAACAATTGTAACTTTTTCAAAATTAATTTTTGATGAGATTGAACAGGAAACTGTAATATTGAAGTGTACCAACTCCAAAGAAAAGAAAGGTATTAGAGTTATTCAAGCAACAGACATTGCAGATTTTTCTCTGATTGATTTAGTTGATCACGAGTATATTGATGCTCCATGCTCAAAAGAGAAGTGGACTAAATATTTTACTAGTGCTGATGATATCAGAAAAATCAATAAAATTAAAGAAGATGCTCGTTTTCAAAAATTTTCCGATATTGCGAAGATTAATGTTGGAATCACTACAGGTAACAATAAGTATTTTTCATTAGATAAGAAAACTGTAAATGAATATGATTTATTCAAAGTAAGTTACCCATTGATTGGAAGAAGTTTGCATGTAAGGGGTTTGCATTTCAAAACTAAAGACTATCTAGAAAATTATGAAAACAATAAGAAATCTAGATTGCTTGTATTTGAAGAAGATAGAACTAACTTGAACAATCTTCAAAATAAATATATTTCGTTGGGTGAAGACAATAATGAGCATATAGGATACAAATGCTCTATTAGAGAAAATTGGTATCAAATACCATCGATTTGGATACCAGATGCATTCTTTTTGAGAAGAAACAACATTTATCCAAAGTTTGTATTAAATGAAATAGATGCATTATCAACAGATACAATGCATAGAATTGCTTTTAAGGACGGTATAAATAAAGAAAATGTTTTACTATCTTATTATAATAGTGTTTCTATGGCATTTACTGAGATGAATGGTAGAAGTTATGGTGGTGGTGTTCTAGAAATTTTGCCAAGTGAGGTTGGAGATATTCTTTTACCAAGGATTGAAGATTTACCAATTAATCTTCAAACGAAACTAATTAAAAAAATTGATAAGATAATTAGAGATACCAAAGATATCGAATTAGTTCTTGATATAGTTGATAATGAAATTTTAATAAATTATCTAGGCATATCAGAATCTGTATGCAAAGATTTTAGAAATATATGGAAAAAGATGCAAAGCAGAAGATTAGGACGGGCAAGATAAAACATATCTAAACATCATATACCGGTAATACTAGTGAGCGGTGCAGTCATAGAGAAAAAGGCTAGAATTAGCCAAACTGAAAATTCTATTTAAATTACTCAAAAAGTGCTACAATATTAATGTAGTACTTTTTTTATAATCAAAAAGGGAGATGGAAAAAATGGGAATAGAAATCAATTTTAATAATCCAGATACTAATAAACCTATTTCACTAAATATCGAAAAAGAATTAACATTCATTTATGGTGGTAATGGTACTGGAAAAACTACTCTGAGTAGACAGCTAAATCAGAAAGAACATGCAGTTTTCAATACTGATTTTGTTAATAAAAATGTTTTTGTTATAGGTGATACTGGAGCAAAATGTGATGCAAAGAACAAAGAAAAATTTTCTGAACTTTTTCTTGGAGAAGATGCTGTAAAATTAGCTAGAGAAGTAGTAGATATGAAAGAGAAAAATAAAATATATATAAAGCTAAAAGAAACTAGTCAGAAAGATATGAATTCAATATTAAGAGAAAACAGTTTAAACATAATTGGTGATTTTTCTGAACTATTCAAAAAGATAAAATATGAGTTTACTTTCGATTACAAGATTGAACCTACTAAACTATTAGAGACATTTAAGTTAAATAGTACTCTTAAAACAAGTATTAAAGATGATGACGAATATGAGAAAAACTATAAAATGTTTAAAGATTTTAGTATTCGAGTAAAAGTAAGAAGCACAATTGAGGAAGATGTAGTTTTAAAAAGTATTTTCGTTGATGAGAAGTTTGATTTTTTAGAATTTCAACTTAATAACTATTTAAGCTATATGAATGAACTTGAATCATTGGAAAAATCATTTTCATCACATGGAAAGACGTCGGAAGTCAAGAACTGGGTTAAATCAGGGTTAGATTTACATAAAGGCAAAAGCAATTGCATTTTGTGTGAAAACACAAATATTAATGATCAATTAAATCAATGGAAAGAGCGTTTAGAAAATAAACATATTGAAAATAAAAGATTACTTTTAAATCAAATTAAAGATGTTGTTAAATCATTAGATAAGATTGTTGTAAATAAAGATTTATATGAAATAGTTACTGAGAAGATTGTTAATACTGCTGTAAGAATCAAGGATAAATTTGTTGAGTATTCTTCACTAATTTCTAAAAATAAATTTTTACAAATAAAACACATTGATATTGAAAAAGATGATATTTGGAGAGAACAACAGACAATAATTAATGAATTAAGTAATTATCAAATTAATAAACATCTAAAGAGCTTGATATTCTATAGTGATTTTAGTGATTTATTTGAAATTAAGATGAATGAAATAATTGCCCTTTCAAAAAAAGAAAATCAAGATTACGCTGATAAAACAGCAAAAGTGATTAATGATATTTCTACTAAATTGGGATTTGATAAAGATATTAAAATTGAGTTAGATAACAGAGGTGCAATGCCGAAAATAAGTCTTGGGGCTGATAACAAAACAAGAAATATCGCTAACTATAGTGAAGGGCAAAGACATAAATTAGCCCTTTCAATCTTTTTTGCAAATTTATTGGGCAACGAAAATGATTATGATATTTTACTATTAGATGACCCTGTAATTTCATTAGATGTTTTTGCTTATCATGCAATTAAAGTGATTCTTTTAGACAAAGAAATAGTAGAAAGAAGAAAGAAACTAGTAATTTTAACTCATAATATACATTATTTATATGTGCAAATGTCTAATATTTTAGACAGCGATGTCTTGAGAGAATTAACTGCATTATATGAATTAACACCTTATCAAATTATTAATGTTGAACCTGAACTTCTCAAATTTGATGATATTTTATTATTTACAAGCCTTTTAAACAATTTGAACGATATTGAGGATTTATCCCTTACATATTGGTTATCGTCAAAAATTGGTAGAATCTTTTTAGATTTAAAATTAAGAATGTCAGGAATTAGTTCAAAAGGTGTTCCAAACACAGAGATAAGAGAATTGGTATTACCAATTGAATTAGAAGAAGCATTATCAAAGAAATTTTCAAGATTAGCTAAATTATGCAAAAAGAAAACAGTTTATGTAAAAACTGCAGTGGAGGCAATTACTATTCTAACTGATGTCATTCGTTTGTTGGAGTTTCCTCAGATATTTGATTTAGAGAATTTAAATATTTATGATAATGAATTAGAATTGCCCTTAAATTCATTTCCAAATGCAAAAGAGCTTAAGCAAGAAATTGCATTATTTGCTAAAAAGATTAATTTTCCTGAGCAAGATACTCCTCAACTAGAGGAATTACAAAATTATATAAATCATCCAAGACATCAAATAACAGAAAGTATTTTTGGTATAAGATCTTCAAAAGAATATTAAGAACGAAGGGGAGATAATATGTACACATTGAAAGATAATAAAGTGTCGAAAATTGAAAGAACTACTTTTTTTGCATTAGGAATGACTGAAAATGACATAGAAGAACTTTTGAGAAATAGCATTGATATGCTTTGTGATGATGAAGAATCGTTGTTGATTATAGGAAGACAAGTGAAAAATGAGAGATTAGGAAGAAGTGATTTGACTGCTATAGATAACAATGGTAAAGTTGTTTTAATAGAAATAAAACGTGATAAAAAGGATATTAAGAGTAGAAAGGAAGCTTTTGAATTTCAGGCAATAAGATATGCAGCTAGCTATGCGACAATTGAATCAGTAGAAGAACTAGTTAAAAAAGTATATGCACCCTATATTGATAAGTATAAAATCGAGTTTAATATAGGTGAATTAACATCCTACGAATTAGGTATAAGAAAAATTAATGAATTCTTAAAGACAAATGATTCAGATGATAAATTTAACTTTAAACAAAGGATAATTCTAGTTGCATCTGAATTTGATGCTCAAACACTATCAGCAGTTGCGTGGTTAAACAGTAACAATGTTGATATAAGTTGTTTTGAGTTGATTCCATTCAAGTTTGGGGAAGAAGTTACATTACAGGCTGAGAAAATACTTCCATTAACAAAATATGATGATTATTATGTGAATCTTTTAGATAACTCTTCTCCTAATAAAGGAATGAAGAAACAAATAACTAGACGTTCACTTCCCAAAATTGATGCGATGCTGGATTGGGGTGTGATTAATGCTGGAGATATTATTAAGGCAAAAGGAACTGAAAACTCTGCAATACTTTTAGCTAATGGAAATGTTGATGTAAATGGAGAAGAAATGTCAATGCAAATCTGGCTGAAGGAAATATATGGTTGGTCAAGTGTACAAACCTATGCATTTGCTATTCATCAAGCAACTGGAAAACTTTTACAAGACCTAAGAGACGAGTATATGACTAAAAAGGCAACAGAAGTAATATCAGAATAGATTTATATACTGTGCTCAGTGCAGGTAGACAAAAGTTGACAAATCAAGTATGCTTTAAATATCGTGGATAAATATAATTTACGATGAGAGGAAATCAATATTGGTTTCCTTTTTTGATACAAAAATAAAGATAGTAAGTTTTCGACGAAAGGAGAATTTGCAAATGCCCAAAGATACGTATTTAAAATGGAAAGTAGAAGGATCACTAGAAGATAAACTTAAAACGATAAAAGAGATGATTGCAAAAAAGATAACTCAAAAGGATATTGCAGAGGTTTTAGGTATATCAGAAAGAGTACTGATAAAACTAAAAAAAGAACATTCAGATGTTATGAATGCATTTATATTTGGGAATCAAGAATTAAAGGATACTTTAGTAAATGCAATATATGAGAGAGCTGTTGGAGTCACTAGAGAAGATGTTACGACAACAATTGAAGAGATTGCAAATGGTAAGAAAAAGAAAATATCTAGAACAATTAGAAAATATCCACCGGATGCTAATGCTGCTAGATATTTGTTAATAACCAAATTTGGACGAGAGCATAATGAGAAAAGAGAAGAGATAGATTTAATGTATAAGAAGCAAGAAGATAAGAATGAAAAATGGTCTTAAAGTAAACGGCTTACTATTAAGGAGTTTAAATGAAAATACATCAAATTGATATAAAACAATTGCTAGAATATGATAATAATCCTAGACAAAATGAAAATGCAGTTGATGCTGTAGAGAATAGTATAAAAGAGTTTGGGTTCAAGGTTCCGATTGTTATAGATAGGAATAATATTATTATCGCAGGTCATACTCGTTTACTAGCAAGTAAGAAGCTAGGACTAGAAACTGTTCCATGTATTATTGCAGATGATTTAAGCAATGAGCAAATAAAAGCATTTAGGTTAGCTGACAATAAGACAGCGGAGTTTGCTACTTGGGATTTAAGTAAATTAGAAAATGAACTAAAAGAAATTGATATGGATATGCTTCAGTTTGGATTTGAAGAACTTGAAGAAGTATTTCCAGACAATGCATCTGATGATGATTTTAATATCGATGATGAATTGTCAGAAAAATCCTATTCTCAACCTGGAGATATATTTGAATTGAACGGACATAGATTAATGTGTGGAGATTCAACAAAACCAGAAGATGTTAAGAAATTAGTTAATAATGAAAAAATGGATATGATATTTACAGATCCTCCTTATAATGTAGATTATGAAGGAAGTGCAGGAAAGATAAAGAATGATAAGATGGAAGACAATAGCTTCTATCTTTTTTTATTGGACGCTTTTACAAATATGTTTGATTCAATTAAACATGGAGGTTCGATTTATGTTTGTCATGCTGATACTGAAGGACTTAACTTTAGAAATGCTTATAAAAATGCTGGGTTTAAATTAGCTGAGTGTTTAGTTTGGGTTAAGAACGCATTAGTCCTTGGTAGACAAGATTATCATTGGAGACATGAACCAATCCTTTATGGTTGGAAAGAAGGAGCAGCTCATTACTTTATTGATGATCGTACTCAAGATACTATTTGGGAATACAATAAACCTAAAAGAAATGACATTCATCCTACAATGAAACCATTAGAACTTGTAGGAAGAGCAATATCAAACTCATCAAAACCTAAAGAAAAAATCCTAGATCTATTTGGTGGTTCAGGTTCAACAATGATTGCATCTGATCAATTAGGTAGAAAAGCATACTTAATGGAACTAGATGAAAAGTTTGTTGATGTAATTGTGAAAAGGTACATAAAACATACAGAATCAAATGAGAACTGTTTCTTAATTCGCAATGGTAAAAGAACTCCACTACATAAAGTATTAGAGTTTGAAAATATCTTACTATAGTAAAAAAATTAGCTTGCTATTAAGTGCTTTTAGAGTGATATATGTAGTAACACAAAAACACTAATAGGAGGAAAATAATGTTTAAAGAATACAATGCACATCCAAAAGGGCTGTTAACATCAGATTGTACAGTTAGAGCAATTTCAACAGTAACAGATATTGATTACATGGAATGTCGAAAAGAGCTTAACAGAAAGAAACGAGAATTAGGGTTTACAAGTTATAAAGATACAAAGTTCTTATATAAATATTTTGAAGGATATCCTAGATTAATCTTTAAAGCAATAAAAGGGCATCCTAGAGTAAAAGGAACTGACTTTACGGATTTACATCCAAAAGGAAAGTTTATATTAAAAATGGCAGGACACATTACAGTTTGCATTGATGGAGTAATTCTAGATACTTGGGATTGTACTTACCGTTCAGTCTATACTGCATGGGAGGTAAGATAATGAAAACAAACTTTATAAGAAAAGCGATGAATTATGAATTGATTCCACAAGATGAATTTGAAATTGAAAAAGAAGTAGTATTAGTTAGAAGAGAATTTGAAGAATTTATTAAGCAACCATTAAACGATTATTATTTTATAGAAGATAATATTGATTCAATGTATGTTGACGAAGGTGGAATATTTCACTGCATCTTTGTTACATCTGATGAACATGACTTTGGAATCTTAGTTGAAAGCGAAGGATACAAATATGCTAGGTATACAGCATACTTAACAAAAAACAACTTAAAGGGCTAGATGCCCTTTTTTAGTTATCTACATGAAAGAGAGGAATCAATATGCAAGTAATAACTAGCGAGTCTGTATTTAGTGGACATCCTGATAAGATATGTGATCAGATTAGTGATGCAATACTAGATGCAATTTTAGAACAAGATAAAGATGCACGAGTTGCAGTTGAATCAGCAATTAAAGATGATCTTGTATTTGTATTTGGAGAAGTAACAACAACTGCAGAAGTTAACTATTCACAAATTGCAGGAAGAGTATTAAGAGAAATAGGTTATAACGATAAATTTGTAATCCTAGAAAAGATTAGCAAACAATCTCCTAATATTGCTCAAGGAATAAATATAACAGAACAGCATGAACAAGGTGCAGGTGACCAAGGAATGATGTTTGGATATGCTTGTAATGAAACACAAGAGTTCATGCCATTACCGATAATGCTTGCTCATCAAATAGCTAAAGAAGTAGATAAGTTAAGAAAAGAAGAATATAGTCAAATCTTAAAACCTGATGGTAAATGCCAAGTATCAGTAGCATATGAGAATGGTAAACCTAAGAAAGTAGAAACGATAGTAGTTTCTATCCAAACAGCTGAAGGAGTAACAAAGACTGAAATAGAAGATATAATTATTAATGATGTATTAACTAAAGTATTTGATTGGGATACAATAATAGATGCTGAAGTATTAGTTAATCCAACTGGAGAGTTTGTAGTTGGTGGACCTTATGCGGATTCAGGATTAACAGGTAGAAAGATAATTGTGGATACATATGGTGGATATGCAAGACATGGCGGTGGTGCTTTCTCAGGTAAGGATGTAAGCAAAGTTGATCGCAGTGCTGCTTATTACGCAAGATACGTAGCAAAAGCCGTTGTAGGGGCAGAATTGGCGACTCATTGCGAAGTCTGTTTAAGCTATGTAATTGGAGTAGCTAAACCAACAAGTTTATTAATCAATACGTTTGATACTGGAGTAACGAGTGATGAAGAAATACAAGCATTGGTTGAGTATATCTATGATTTTAAACCTGACAATATAAGAAGAGAACTTGAACTAGATAAAGTCAAATTCAGAAAATTATCAACTTATGGACACTTCGGTCGTGAAGACCTTGATGTTCGTTGGGAACACGTTGATGATAAGATAATCGAGTTAAGAAAGTTATATGAAAAAATCTAAAGCAATACATCGTTTCTATAAGTCAAGCGCATGGAAAATGGCTAGACAAATTAAGATTACAAACGTAAAAGGATTATGTGAGAGGTGTCAACTTCCTGGAGAAGAAGTTCATCACATCATTAGGTTAAGTAGTGAGAATGTAAAAGATGTGAGTGTATCGCTCAACCCAAAGAACCTAGAGTTTTTATGTAAGAAATGTCACAATACTGAACATGGAAGGTTTAGTAAGACTATAGAGTTTGATAGTAGTGGTAATTTGATAAGATACAAATGACTCTCACTGTGATATAATTTTCATTAGAAAGGGTGATGAAATGAAAAAAATTAAGAAGCTATGGGAATTAGTTAAAAGTTTTTTTAAGAAAAAAGAAAAGGAACGAGTTCCTCAAATAAATTATGTATTACAAACCGAAATTGATGGATTTAAAAAAACAAGTGAGTTGATTTATAAAGAATGGAATAATGTACAAGGTGTTATTTTGAAATATGAGTATGTTTTTCCATATGTAGTAAATACTTGCTTTTGTTGTGAATTGCTATTAAAGAATCATTTTAACGAGAAAGCTAAAAATGTTTTCGGTCATGATCTAAAAAAAATGTATAACAAACTTGATGATCCTATCAAAGATTTGATTTTGAAAAGCATTTATAATGCTACTACTATAACCAAAGCTAATAGAAAAGATTTTGCATCGAATATGACAAAAGTTAGAAAAGGTTTTGAAAAGTTTAGATATGCATATGAAGATAAAACAAATAAACCTTTTAATCCTAGTGCTGGTGATAGAACTGTCAATAAAGTAGAAGTTAATATCTCTTTTTTGAAAAAGTTCTTAAATGCTCTCGAAATAAACTTGTAGCCCCCCTCTAGTTCAATAAAATTACGAACAGGGTACCGTACATGGGGACCATTAAAAAACGCAAAGCAGATTTTTGAAAATCTGCTTTTTTGTTACAATTTGTTAAAGGAAAATAAAGGTGGTATAATCTTATCAAGGGGGTGGTTTTATGAGTTCTTCAGAAATAGTAGCGTTGATTTCTATTGTTGCATCATTTTTAATTGCAGTTTCCTCATTTGTATATAATTATTTTAAGTCCAAACAAGATAGAGTGTTTGAACTTGATAAACTAAAACAAGCACAACTTCATGAAGATAAAACTAAAAGAATTGAAGTATTGATTATCGATATTTATGATTTAATGAATACTGCATCAAATCCAAAGACTTCACACAGAGAGCTAGAGAATAAAACAATTAGAATTAAAAAAACATTGTTAACATATGCAACTGGAATAACGATAAAAAAATATAATGAACTAATGAAGATTTCACTTAATAGTATTGAAGAAAAAAGAAAAATTCTGCTTTTAGCTCAAGTTATATTGCTACTAAGAGAAGATATGGGTCATTCTGGCGAAACAACACCTGAAGACATTTTAAGAATAATTTTAAAAAGTGATGAAAAAACAGAGAAATTCCTAAAAGAACTTAATTTGTTAGAAGAAGTTTTGAATTAAATAGGGAGGTTAAAATGGATAATAAAAGTAAAAGTATGTTTTACGAGTTTTACAAAGATATGTATTTTCATGAGATAGATAGAAGAAAAGAGCATAGAGATAGAGCGGATGTTCCATTTTCAATATTTTCAACAATTAGTATTGTTATAGTAAGCTTCTTTTATAAAGAAATATTTAAAATTTCAAATATTTGGATTTATAACATTGCAATAGTATTTTTAGTAATTTATTTGTTTTCAATATTGATTTTTTTGTGGAATTATTTTTACTTCCTTAGATCAACTAGAATTAAAGCATTTCCTAAAATGGTTGATTTTCGCAAAAATGAATTACAGTATTATCAATACCTTGATGAAAATGAAATGAATTATGATGAAGCCACAGAAGCAACTAAGAAGAACATCATAGACAATTATATTGAATGTCATGATTTCTTGAGAGTTGCAAACAAAACTATGCTAGTTGATTACCATAATCTTGTAAAAATACTTAAAGCAAGTATTATACTTGGTGTAGCGTTATTTTTTATCATATTTATGAATACTATTATTCAATGAAGGGAGAAATGTTATGTTTAGAAATGGTGAATCAAATGAGCCAAAACCTCAAACTGAACAACCAAAACCTCAAACAGAAAAACCTGAACCAATAGGACCTGTTATTATTACAGATTCTGCAATTCCTAATAATGAGGATGACTAGTTTGAAGATAAGCTGTACTTGTACAGCTTTTTGTTTGGAAAGAGGTGGCATTGATGTCAAAAACATCACAAGTAAACTACGAATATAATCGTTTGAAGAAGTTATTTTTAAACGTTAATGATACAAAATCAGAGCTTGTTGATAGCTTAATTCAGCAAGCAGCTTTTATGAAGATAGAACTAGATAATCTTCAAGTAAAAATTAAGAAGTATGGAACTGTTCAAATTTCTAGTAAAGGTGCACAGAGGCAAACTGAGTCTGCCAAGTATTATACTAAACTTGTTAATACGTATGGGACAGTAATTAAAACGTTAAATATCATTCTTGGAAAAACAGTAGATGATAGTGATGATGCTTTCGAAGAATTCCTTAAAAAGGTTAACTCTTAATGAATTATTTACATGAATATTATGAACAGATTACTAATGGGAATATTATTGCAGGAGAAGAACTCAAGACTCAACTAACTAAATTGATTAAGGATTTAGATAATCCAAGATATTATTTTGATGAGAAGCCAGGGAACATACGAGTTGATTTTATTGAGACTTTTTGCAAACATACAAAATCACCATTTAATGGATTACCTTTTATACTTGAGCTTTGGGAGAAAGCATTTCTTCAAACTGCATATGGATTTAAATTTAAAGAAACTGGACTTCGCAGATTTAACGAAGTTCTTTTACTTGTTGCTAGGAAGAATGGTAAAACAACTTTTATTGCAGGCATTGATTTAGCAGAGTTCTTTTTATCTAAAGGCGGAGTTGACATTGTTTGCGCTTCTAATACGACAGAACAAGCTAATATACTCTTTGAAGAGATAAACAATATGAGAGAACAATCAAAAGCATTATCTAATGAAAAGAGAAGTAAGAAAAATATCTTTTTCGTATATAGTCCTAAAACAAAAAATAAAATAAAGAAGCTTTCAGCTCAATCGAGAAACAAAGATGGATATAATATTGAAGTTGGTTGTATAGATGAAGTTCATGAAATGACGGATTCAAAAGTGTATGATGCTATTAAGCAATCGCAATCAACTAAGAAGGAACCATTAATATTTATAATTACTACAGAAGGAACAACAGTTGGTGGATTCTTAGATAAAAAATTGGAATATTGTAGAAGGATGTTAAAAGGTGATATTCAGGATGAACGATTACTTCCGTGGTTTTATACACAAGATTCAACTCAAGAGATATTTGACGATCCTAGTACTTGGCAAAAATCAAATCCAAGTATAGGAAATATAAAACTTCATTCATATCTGGATGACTTAATGAATAAATCAAAAAACGACTTATCTACAAGAGTTGCAATGCTATGCAAAGACTTTAATATAAAACAAACAGACCAAGGAGCTTGGTTATCATTTGAAGATTTAAGTAATGACGAAACATTTGATATGGAGTTCTTAAGAGATAGTTACGCTATAGGTGGTGTTGATTTATCATCTACCACAGACTTAACAGCAAGCATTCTTTTAATTCAGAAAAAAGATAGTAGTAAGAAGTATGTGATTCCTCACTTCTTTATGCCAAGTGAAGTATTAGAAAAAAGGATAAAAGAAGATAATGTTCCATATGATATTTGGGTAAAAAGAGGGTTAATAACATTAACTGATGGAAATCAAAATGATTTTACTCTAGTAACTGAATGGTATCTTAAAGTAATAAGAACATATGGCATTAGACCTTTATGGATAGGGTTTGATCCATGGAACAGTCAGTACTGGGTAAAAGAGATGGATGATTCAGGGTTCAATATGGAAAAAGTAAGACAAGGTATTTACACATTATCTGAACCAATGAAACAATTAGAAGCTGATTTAAGAAATGGCAATCTTATCTATAACAATAATCCAATTCTTAAATGGTGTCTAGCTAATACGCAAGCAAAGGTTGATGTGAACGGAAATATACAACCATCTAAATTAAACTCTCAATATAAAAGAATAGATGGAACTGTAGCATTAATAATAGCTTATGCAGTTCTATCTCGTTATAGAAATGATTATGAGAATATGATAAATTAATCTTTAGAATTATAATTGTTTTTGACAAAATAGATCTTTAATGTAAAAATAGAAATAGGAGGTGTTTTAATGGCAAGAAAAATTAGATCTGATGCACGTGTAGGGACTGTTGAAAAGAAACTTGGGTTACCTGCAGGAACAATTAGAAATAAAGATGGTAGAGATACTAGAAGCGATAAGAAGATTGGAACTATAAGAAAAGAAAATGGCAAGAAAAAATAATAAATTGGCACTTCAAGTGCCTTTTTAATTGCAATAAATAGGATGTGATAAATTGGGAATGTTTGCTAGAAAGAAAAAAGAAGGAGTTACACAATCCTTTAGTTTTATAAGCGAATTGAATCCTACATTCTTACCATTTGGTAATAATGTATCTCAAAGCGAAGTAGTGAAAATATGTATTGATAGAGTTGCTAGCCAGTGTGCTAAGTTAAAACCTAAATACATAAAAACAAAAGAAGATAAGACAGTATCCGAAAAGTCCGGAACACTGTCTTTTTTGTTGAAGCATAAGCCAAATGAATTTATGACTCCTTACGACTTTATATATCGAGTTGTAAGTTTGTTATTACTAAATGATAATGTTTTTGTATATCCTATGTATGATAGAGTGAATAGAAAACTAAAAGCACTCTATCCATTAAATCCATTATTAGTAGAAGCACAACAAGATTCATTAGGATCACATTATCTCAAATTTTATTTTGAAGATGGCCGTGATTTTACATTACCATACGAGAATGTTATCCATTTACGTAAATATTATTCAGATCATGATTTGTTTGGAGGGAGTGGTTCTTCAGGAGACCATGAAGCAATACTTAAAACAATAAGTATTAACGAGAACTTACTTCAAGGAATCGATAACGCTGTTAAGTCTTCCATGCAAATAAGAGGTATTGTTAAGATGAACGGAATGCTGTCAGAAGCGGACAAGAAAAAGCAAAGAGATTTGTTTGATGCAGCACTTAGTGATTCAATGAATAATAAAGGAAGTTCAATAATTCCAATTGATTTGAAATCAGATTATATTCCCTTATCTGTTGATCCTAAATTAATTGATAAGGATACATTAGAATTCTTACAATCTAAAATACTAGATTATTATGGAGTATCAGTTCCACTATTTACTAACAAATATACTGAAGAAGATTTTAACTCTTTTTATGAATCAACAATTGAGCCTTTAGCTATTCAACTTAGCGAGGCTTTTTCATTAGGTTTATTAACTGAAAATGAAATACAAAGAGGGGAAGAAATAATCTTCTTTAGTGAAAGGCTTCAATATGCATCATGGAATACAAAAGTACAAGCAATAGAAAAGCTAATGGGACTTGGAATTATGTCTTTAAATGAGTCACGTGCTTTATTAGGTCTTGAACCACTTGAAGGTGGAAGTAAAAGATTACAATCATTAAACTTTGTAGATGCTAGTAAAGCTAATCTATATCAAGTAGGAAAAGAGGAAAAAGAGAATGAAAATAACGATTAACGGAAAGATTAATAAAAATGCTTTGAAATCAATTTTAGATACTCAAAAAGAAAAGAAAATTATTATTGCTGAATTTTGTAAGAAAGAGAAGCTAAAATCTTTCTTATATAAAGATTCTGAACTGGAATACGAATACAAAGAAGAACCTAAAATACCTAAACCAAAAACAAAGAAAGTTGAGACTAGAGATGGAAAGATTAAAGGAAACTAGATTAGCTGATGTAACACTTGAAGAACAAGATGGCAAAATGATTCTTGAAGGATACGCTATTGTATTTAATCAAGAAACATTAATTGGTGATGAAGATTACGGTTTCATTGAAGAAGTTGATAGAAATGCTTTATCAGATGCTTCAATGAAAGATGTACCTATGAAGTACAATCATATGGATTCACATCTTATTATAGCTAGAACAAAGAATAAATCTTTAACATTAAGTATTGATAACACAGGTCTTAAAGTCCGAGCTGAGTTACTAGATACAACTAGTAACCAAGACATTTATAAAATGGTAAGAAGTGGACTATTAGATAAAATGAGTTTTGCGTTTACAGTAGATGAACAAATTTGGAATAGAGAAGGCAAAGTACCTAAAAGAACTATTACCAAAATTGATAGATTGTATGATGTGTCAGTTGTGGATACACCGGCATATGATTCAACTAGTATTCATGCTCGTTCTTTAGAATCTATGGAGTTAGAACTAAAGGCTATGGACTTAGTGAAAGAGCAAGAACAAATTAACTTACTAAAACGTAGAATTAAAATTAAAACAATCGTATAAACTAAAAAAGGAGATAAAATGAATTTAGAAAAAAGAAGAATTGAAATAGAAGAAAGATTAAAGGAAATCAGAACATTAGTAGAAACTGAATCTGAACTAGAAAAATTAACTGGATTTGAAACTGAGAGTGATACACTTCAGGAAGAACGCATGATGATTGATAAGAAATTATCGATGACATCAAAAATGGATATTCCACCATTAGTAATGGAAAAGAAGAGTACAGTTGATAAAGAAAAACTAGAACTAAGAGGACAAGAATTAAAAGAGAATCGTGTTATCCAAGTAGCTAGCACAGAGATTTTACTACCAAGTCATACAGCACCTGGTATTGCTCCAGGACCATTCAGTGAAGTATCAACATTGGTTGACAAAGTACACATTGTAAATCTGAATGGTGGAGAAACATATAAGAAAAGTTATGTAAAATCAAGTGGTATTGCAGGTACAACAGTTGAAGGGCTAGCTTATAGCGAATCTGAACCAGCATTTGGTTATCTAACAGTATCAAAAGTTAAAATCACAGTTTATACAGAAATAACTGAAGAATTAGAAAAATTACCTAATTTACCATATCAAACAGAAATTCTCAAGCATATCAATTTAGCATTGAAAAAGAAAATATCTGAACAAATCTTAAGAGGTGCAGGAACTGCAAATACATTTACTGGTATTTTTAGTGATGCAGCAGTAGCATTAGCAGATACAACTACATTAGAAATCGAAGCAATTACAGATACAACTTTAGATGATATTATCTTTGCATATGGTGGAGATGAAGAAGTTGAAGGTGGAGCAGTTGTAATAATAAACAAGAGTGATCTTAGAGCTTTCGCAGGACTTAAGACAAATGATGGAATAAAAGTACATACTATAGATACTATTAACAAAACAATTGATGGTATTCCATATATTATAAACTCACATTGTAAAGCAGTTAGTAATCAAGCTACAGCTAATGGAGAATATTGTATTGCTTATGGTTCTCTTAAAAACTATGAAGTTCCAGTATTTAGTCCAGTTGAAATTAGTAAATCAAATGATTACAAATTTAAAGATGGAATCATTAGCTACAAAGCATCAGTGTTTACTGGCGGTAATGTAGTAGGATATAACGGATTTTTAAGAATTAAGAAAAAAGTAGTGGTGTAATAATAATTACATTATAAGAGAGGGTTGATAGAATGGCGATTCTAGATACTGTAAAGAAATCATTATTAATACCAATTGGAGAAACTTATGCAGATGATGAACTAACAAGTTATATCAATTCTTGTAAAGAACTATTATTATCAATGAGTGTAAATGAAGAAGAAGTCAACGGAGGAATTAATCCTCTCGTTGACTCTTTACTCATTATTTATTGTAAAACATTTTTTGGTTATAAATCTGATGGTAGTATCAAAGAACTACCTAAGAGTTTTGGAATGCTACTTAATCAATTAGTTCTAACAAAGGGAGATGTTCCAATTGTTTCCTAACAGTCCAAATAGAAGTATTAGCTTATTAAATATTTCATTTGTTAAAGATGAAATTGGGAATAGAACAAAAGTGATCACATCACAAAAAGAATTAAATGTCATTGAATTTTCAGTTACATCACAAATATACAAAGAGGGCATGAATGAAGATAATAAAATATCAAGAGCTATTAAGTTCTTGTCATTCTTATATTCAGGACAAAAGTATGTACTTATAAAAGATGAGTTATATAAAATTGAAAGAACGTATCAGTCATGTGCATTCATAGAACTGTACTTATCAAAACAAGATGAGTAAAAGTATACTTATTGATGATTTACCTGATGACTTAATTGATGTGATTAATAAGTATTCAAATGATATTAAAAAAAAGATTGAAAAAGAACTCGAAGACAGTAGTAATTCAATAATAAATAGTATTAAAACAGATGCTCCAAGAAGTGGTAGAGGTAAAGCACT